GTCCTTCGCGGTCGTTTTCGGCTTAGGCCGCTTGGCCTTGGGGTCGGCCTTGGGGTCGGCCTTGGGGTCGGCTTTCGGGTCGTCCTTTGGTGGTTTGGTAGGATCGTTCGGGTCATTCAAAGGATCGTTCGGGTCAGGTGCCGGAGCAGTAACCTGCTTAATCTCCGAAAGATCGAGACCTGCCATTTGACCAAGCTCATCCATATCTGGCTTGGCCTTCCCACTACTGATGAGCCCGGCCACGATGTCACGGACGAGATCGGTATTCTCACGGCCGAGCTTACGGAACCGGATGTGTGGACGGGGAGCCTTCTCGCTGAAGTTGTAATTGGTCATCGGCGCCAAGATGTACTTGTCGATATACTCTGACCAGTCACCAGCAATGGCATTGATCATCCACATGTACACCTGAGCATGCGTTACGCCAAGGTTGTAGCTACCTACGTCGGCAGTACGCAGCATCAGCAGTGGCGTGAAGAGAGACAGCGAGATCTCTTCATCCAGCCGAGTCATGTAACGCTCGAAGTCGGCACCACGCATCTGCGACTCGAGATACTCGATGGTGTAGTCGTAATCCGACTGTGTACCGAGTAGTGTCTTGTTATTCGGCAGGGTTACTGCAGAACGATTGCGGATCTGACCAAGCATCTGTTGCATGATGACATTGCCTGGCACCTCCTTGCCGTCGACATTCACCGTGTCATCGTAAGGCGCGCGACCGATCGGAACTGGCTCACCGAAGCGCTCGAAGTACCTGTTGCTAAAGAGGTGCATGAGGTTCGAGAAGAACCATGGCACATACGCCGACCGCAGGAGCTTACGACCGTAGTAGTCGCCATTCTCCATGAGCAGTGGATACCAGTACGAGTTCTCCACCGGGATTGGCCAACTACCACTGGTACCATTCCGCATGACGCGTGAGAACGGCGTGTGTTGGATGCCGTCGTAAATGGGGATCTTCGGCTTAGCCCTGCCGGGAGGCGCCCATCCGTCGACATCCTTCCAGTGAACCCTCGAGTCCTCAGGGAGCAGGTCCTTGATCTTTGTAAGTTGGACCGTCTTCTTCTGTGCGTCATTCTCCCATTGCAAGGCATTAGGAGAGTATCCAGCCCAGAACGCTTGCGACTTCGCTCGCACAAGCCTGGTCCAGATGGCATGAAGGTTGTCCGCTACGTGCTCAGCAACCTTCGAGTCATCACAGACAATCTTCCATTCCAACTGGTGAAGCATGAACGTAAGTACCGACAGTGACGCTTCGACCTGGTAGTGAGACTTCATCTGACGAAAGTCGGACAGTCGAAGCCGTGACAGGTCAAACTGTAGGACCGAACCACCAGGAAGGGCGAGGTAAGAGGTATTCTCACCGGCCCATGGGCCAAACGCTTCGCCAAGAGCAACCGGTGCCTTCTTCTTGGCGAAGATCATCGGATTGCCGTGGTGGTCGAGTAGTCCAGTCAACGCAAGCCTCCAGGACGCAAATGGGCAGGGATCTGCAGACCGGACAAGCCACTGAATCCAGACGGGACTGGTGCACTCACCGAACCACCGGGAAACAGGGACAGGACGTTTGCAAGTCCATTACCATTGCCATCTGTACCAGTCGCCTGAAGCGAATCTGGATTGTGGGCATAGGATGACATATTTACGACGCCACGTCGATACGACGCGTTACCCATGAGCGTACACACTACGCCTGCCATACAGTCGGCCAGGTCTTTGGAGCCGTTCTCCGGGTGGTCAATCTTCTTGCCCGTGTCAGTAAGCTGTTCAAGTTCCCGAACAGCAACCTGGGTCCAGCTCTCCTTGGGGTCACCGACGTTTACTGCAGTGATGTAAGGTGGAAACTCCAGCCGTCCCTCGTAGATGGCTTCCCGTAGATCGTGGTAGGGAAGTACATTACGGTCAATCGACAGGTAGTCGGTCTGGATGCGCCGTCGATTGAACTGCTGAATCGTGTCAGTGCTCTGGAAGCCGTCGAGTGTGGCGCGGACAATCTTAAAGCCCAATTCGTCTCGCAGGTCATACACGAACCTACGGATGTCTGAAAGCAAGATCTCCGTGCCGGCCGATGCCTTGAATCGCACCAGGCAGTCGAAAACGATGTACGGCTTCCTTTCGCCATCGATCTCGACAACCTCTGGCACGTGCCCCATCGCAAGACCAGCAGCATCACCTTCACCCGAGTATGCGATGTCGATGTGGACGACTCGCTTCAGGGTGTTCGGTGCACGGAACCAGGGCTGAATCGTGTGATGGTAGTTCTCTGGCCCAATCGGTGAACCGATATTGTCGAATCGTTCCTGCCACTTGTCTACACAGTCAACAATTTTACTTGTGAGACTAATGAACGGATCGCCCACCATTGGTGGAATCCCGGCCAGGTCACGCAGTGCCTTCTCGGGGCTGTTCTTGAAGTTGTCGATGTAAACCGTGGGAATCTCAATGAGACTCTCATTCTCGATCATCCCGACCACAAGGGTGGGGATGATCTCCTTTCGCTTGGTGTCGTACCAGAAGCTGTCGTGTGTTCCATCAGGCTTGAGGAACTTGTCCCAGCCGAGCGATTCCCAAATCGACATCTGCGCGACGTACGCGTGCGGGTCCTTAAGCATCTCTTCGCGCTTGCGTGCGGCAAAGCCGATGGCCTTCTTCATCTGCCCAATGGCGATAATCAGGCCGCGATCCTGGAACCGGGAGTCGATACGAGACTGAATGGTGTCGTAACCAACCTCGGCGTAGTCCTTGTTCTTGGTTACCTTATGTGAGTCCATCTCGTCGATGATTCCGGCGAGGATGTTGTACCCTTCAAAGGTGGTCTCTGCCGAGTCACCAGGGATGATCCAGATGTCCTTCTGTGGGAATCGGATCTGGTTTTTGTACTTCGGATCGTATGGGTAGTTCTCTCGAAACCAGGGAGAGTGCTGAATGCGAGCAAAGATGTCACCAAACAGAACCTCTTTCGCCTGATCAGCAGAGGTGGACATCTGCATGAAGGCGATACGAGACCCATCCAGGAGGTCGTAGTACTTCTGTGGGTTCTTCATGCACAGCACGTAGTGTGACATGTAAGGGAGTGCAATCGATGCAAAGGTGGTCTTGCCAATGCCGATGGCACCGGTGAACATGGCACGTCGTACCCTCGACAGCCGAAGTCCGGTAACCTCCTTACCAAAGATCTCAATCAGTGCCTCCATGACGCCATCACGAACGCCATGCTCAATATTGAGGTACTTGCTGGTCATGAACTCGGTGATGGTGGCCGGGCGTTCCTGAAACGCAGGGAAAGCCCTCAACCAGGCAGCCTCCTCGAAGACATCCATCTTAACCCTTCGCCAAAGTCATGAACCAGAATATGGTGACTCCTACGAAAGTCACCCAAGCCAAGAAGTCGGTCCAATGGAACTTCAAATCAGACCCTCATCCTTCTTCTTGATTACAATACCCTCGATTGCCTGCCGTCCGTTACCCTCGGCCATGCCGGTCAGCAGACCCTTGATCATGTCGTCCGTGATGTCCTCCCGAGCGATGCCACGACTCTCAAGCTCGGCAAACACGGCCACCATCAGTTCACGAGGAGACGCGGTACCAACTGCGGCGGCGCCAATTGCAGGACTGCCGTTGTTGATGTTAACGTTCACCTTGCCACCTGCAAGGCCAGGATCAATCAGCTTGGCCAGTGTAGTTGCCTGACTGAAGACATCCTTTACGAGCTTAGAGACCTCGGGGTCGATACCCCTGTCGTCCCGATCCTCTTCTGCCTCGAGTGCATGCTCAAGCCGTCGTGACTGGATCGCCATGAGGTTTGAAAGCCCGTCAATAATCTTGGAAGGGCTACGACTGCCAAACATCTCAGCCATCTTCTGCGGCTCTGACCCAGGCACTGAGCACACCATCCCCTCACGATAAAAGTCACACTTAAGTTGAAGTGTGCAGGTATTACACAGGTATCGATCGCCTACCTGTGGCTTCGCCTTACCGGCAATCGGATTACCAGACACACGTCCCGGCAGTCGAAAATCAGCGTCCGGAACCAGAAACACAGAGGGGTCATGACGCTTCTTCTTACCGATCCGTCCCAGTCGCCTTATGGTCGCATCCTCGTCATAGTTGCGACTGGCAAACTCCAGACACTTGATGGAGAAGAGGGTACGCAGCCTGGCATCCCCCGCCAACTCCTCGGCGGTAAATCCAAACAGCCGCAACCAGTGGTCAGGAATCTGCTCATACTGGTTGGACAGAATCCTCATCCCATTGGGTAGGAACAGGTCATTATTCGCGGTAATGCTTCGCACGTCAATGTCGAACGCACGGAGGCCGTTCTTAAATCCGGTACTAGGTGAGTACGTACCATGCATTTGCAGAATCGTATCCGGGAATTCTTTCTGCAGGTCGCCCAGATACTCATAGAAGGCCTTGTACTGTACAACTGGCGGAAGATCAGTAACGACAACTCGATGCTCCTGTCCGGGGATGGGGCGATGCTCAGCCGGAATCTCATCCTCGAAACAGAAGTCCAAGTCGTCCGCGATGTTGCTTCGACAGAATTCTTCTAGTACTTCGTCGTCGTCGCCGAAGCTCCAGATGGGATAGTTGGCGATAGCACCCTTGGAGCCACTCCTGAACTCGGTGGCACCAAACTGCTGTACCACGATTGACCGCCAGTTCCGGCCACGGAAGTAAGCCAACGCATGCCGTTCGGCCGAGATGTTCCGCTTACGCAGGTAGCCTCCGTCGTAAACGACTCGGATCTCCGAGGTCGCCTCTGCCACCTCGCGGTAGTAGAACAGGGGGTTGCGGTACCAAACCTCACGTAGCATGAGACCCTCTCTCTGTTATTACGGCGCCATCCTGAAGGTAACATCTGTCTATCCAAGAGAGCAACGCGGGCACCCGTTCGGGGCAGCGCGTTGACATTTTCCTCCGCGATGTTTTATAATGGAACCGCTCGGCAC